ATCGTACTTTATACCCTGACAAACTTGCTGAACCTGATTTTGCTAAACCACCACCACGCATTTTAGTCATTCTTTTTTTCATTTCTTCTGATTTTCTACCAACAAATCCTTGTCTTTTCTTTGGTAGGGTTTTTCTTGATTTGTTTTTATCTGCTATTGGCGACACTCCGAAAGCTCTGCTTTTGTAAGCGTCCTTTCCATATTTTTTAGCCAAGTCTTGATCTATATCAAATTTCTTTTGCATTTTAGAATCAAGTTCTGAAATTTCTTTTCTATACTGAGCTGAACCTGCTGTTCCTCGACCAGTAAACTTCTTTCTAAGTCTTTGCTTCTCGTCCATAAAATCAGATTGCAAATTAGCTCTAGTTCTTTCTCTAGCTCTAACCTCTCTACTCATCTGAGGTGGCTTGGCTTTTGGTGACGTTACTACAGTTTTTTTCTTTGGCTTTGGTGTTTTACCTATCGAACCACCCATTTGTTTTCTTTTATATTGAGGCATTAGTAATACTCCACTGGTCTTTTGTATTTTGGTTCGTCATCCCAATCATCTTTCTCTGCTCTGACCCAACCCCCTTGACGAAATCTTAGAAGGGCTTGTGTCGTACTATCTACAAGGTCGTCATTCTCACCTGTGGGAAAAGAGGCACATTCTTCAATAACCTCATCTGCCCACCTTGATGGATAGTACCATATACTGCCACTAGAAAACAAGTCTGTAACTGCGTTGACCCTAGCAATTTTATCGTTACCCCTAGTGGGGGTGAAGTCTGTAACGGGTATTCCCATCTGCCGAAGCTCAAATACCAAAGGCGCGCCTGATGCTTTTGCTTCTACAATCATCTGATCTGGCTCAAATTCCCAGTATTTGTCATAGGCAGCACGTTTTAGCTCTGGAAACTCTAGTTTTTCCTTAAATGCATCCAAAAGAATCAGATGAGGACGGCTTTGATCTACATCTTGGTGGTGATAGAACACGCCCCATGTGGTACAGGCACTATAATCGCTCCGTTCTGTCTTTAAAAACGCTGTATCCCATGACTGAATGATGCATTCACAGGGTGGCAGCTCTGATTCGTCCCATTCGTTCCACCATTCACGCTTAATTAACGCTCCTTCTTCCGATGTGGGGTCTTGTTGGTACTGTGCGTTCCATTTTGATACAGGAAGTTCCGCTTTTAGGCTGTCTAGTTCGGGTAAACTCCAAAATTCACCCCATAAAGGGTTACCAGAAGGCATAATCGCAGGTAACTGTATAAGTTCCCACTCATCTGCACCCTCTCTTTCCTGCATAACCTTCAGTAACTGACCTGTTAGGTCACGTTTCGACCATCTGGTCATTACAAGTATGATCGCCCCTCCAGGCTGTAGACGCTGACGAGGACCTGATGTGAACCATTCGTATACTTTGTCGTATACATCGGGGTTGTACTGCCCTAATTGAGCCTCCTGTTCCGAATGTGGGTCATCAATTATAAGAATATCAGCACCTTTACCTGTTACCGCACCACCAACACCAATAGCGAAGTAGTCACCACGCTTGTTTGTGTTCCATCTACCTGCTGCTTTGCTGTCTGTTGAGAGTTCTATGCCTTGGAAAACCTTTTGATAGTCTTCTGACTGTATAAGGTTACGCACCTTTCTACCAAAGCCAACTGCCAACTCAGCAGTGTGGGCGGTTTGGATCACCTTCTTATCTGGATACTGCCCCAAGAACCATGCGGGGAATAGAAATGATGCAAACTCTGATTTGGTATGACGGGGTGGCATATTGATTATTAATCTTTTTAGTTCACCACGAGCAACTTTCTCAAATGCTTCAGCCATAACCTGATGGTGGGGTCCTCCTATAAAGGATGACCACATCATTTTAACAAATGTTAAGAAGTCTGTTTTTGATTCTTCTTTGTTTTTGGCTTCTTCGTATGATTCTAAAAGTTTTAAGAGTTCCTTTTGCTGATCCGTGGGTAGGGTGGATAGCTTACCTTTTATATCTTTTAGCTCTAGGTTCATTGTTTCTTTCTGTTTCGCCTAGCAGATACAACTCTCAGGTTTGACTTCTTGTTGTTTCTTGGGTTTCCATCACGATGATCAATTTGTTTTTTGTCACCCTTCTTTACTGCACCAGTCTTTAGGGCTGCCCTTCTGTTTTTATTTCGCAAAGCTCTTTCCTGCTTCATTTTTTTAGATGAATGATACTTTTTGTACTCACTCATTTAAAACTCTTTAGCATTGCAACTAAACCTCCCATGTTATAACCACGTTCTTTTTTAAGAGCATCTTTAGCTATAGCATCTATTTGATCTTTTATATCGTAAGAAAATTTAGAGTATGAAGATGGTCTTCCTCTTTCTAAAGCTCTATCTACTTCACTTTTGTAGCCTGGTGCTTCTAGTACCTCGTCTAGCATTCCTACAAACTGTTCCTCTTTTCTTACGTTATCAACGTAAGGTAATTTGTAACCTAAAGCTCTAAGTAGGTCTAAACCGAAATGATCTAACTCATGTCTAGCAGTTTTTTCAAAAGACATCGTTTCTTTTGCTTGCTTCATATCTTCTTCAGTAGGCATAGTGCCTTCTTCTCTTCGTCTTTTTAGACTTCTATCTACGTCTTTTATTCCTAGTTTTTCTAAGAGCCTTTCAAAGTAGCCTGGTTTAAAATCTTTACCTACTTTTAAAGATTCTTTCTCAACATCTTCTGCTAATATGCTTTTTAAAACCTTTACATCTCTAGTTACGCCATCCTTAGTGTGCATAGCATCTATAACTTCTTGATCAAATACATCGGGTCTCTGTACAAATATTTCTGGCAGTGTGCCACTTTGAGATACTTGACCTTTGTAGTTGTCTCCTTTTTGCTCTTCTGTAGGTAAATATATACCCCCTAGATTAGTCATAGAGGCAGGTCCTTTTAATTTTTCACCTTTCCTAGCTAGGATGGTTTTAATTATTTCTTCTAATCTTTTTTCTGGGGACGATTTTTCAACTCCATCTTTTCTAGGAAGAATGTACTTCAAAACCTGCCCATAATCGCCACCTGTAAGCTGCTCAACTCTACGCATGGCTAGTTGTGCAGTGGGGTCGTCTTTCAGATATTTTTGCATCTCTGCTCTGTACTCAATATCACCTAAACTGTACGGCTTACTCCTAAAGGGACTGGGTGGGGGGAACTTTGCAGTCTTTAATGCACCTGATTTTCTTTTAGCCATTTTTCTCTTTACACCCTTCTCTCTTTACGGTATACCGTTATAATGGGGTATACCTCTTTACGGTATACCTAAACTATAAAACTCTTTTACGGTATACCGTTAATGGAAATAACCTTACCAATACTCTGGAACTTTATACTAACTCTAGTTATAGCACCAATAGCTTGGTATATCAAATCACAAAGTGATGAACTCAAAAGAGTTCAGATACTCCTCAATAAAACACGAGAGCAATACGTTCATAAGAACGACCATAAAGATGACATCGATAGAGTGGTGGAACACCTAGTAAGACTAGAACAGAAGCTAGATAGCCTCATAGCCACCAAATAAGCGTCACTCAGTGGGCAGTGATCCCAAATACAACACCAAGTGCCACCAAACAAGTAACCCCTCTATATCGCCTTTAAATAGCCTTTCCATAATATAAGAAAATACCACACTAAAGATAACCCATTCACTAACCTTAAAGCGTTTTAGGAAATCTGTATCATTATTCATGCAGAATACTATACATATGTCGTGCCTAGCGTGTCGCTTGTCATCGTGGGGTGGGGGTAGGTGGGGTTAT